GTTTGACTACCTAGTTATGGTCGGACGACATAATACGCCAGCGTCGTTATCGTCCGCGGTTCGTCGAGCCCTCAATTGTCTTGAGGAGGTCGCGTCAGTACTTGAGTCTGTCGCTGGTGTTTCACCAGGCAGTCTCGTTGTACCCGCGGCCCTCCGAGAGCAAGCGAACCTTTCCCATATCAAGCAGTTTTGCGTGGGGCTGCTTGAAAACCCCTCCGACCACGTCTGGTGGCCAGTTGTCCGGGAATTGTCGGCCCGGCAACGCTTATCCATCAGCGGGAGCCTCTTCCTCTCTCGGAAGTTGCTCCCCTCTCTCCCTTCCTCACCCGAGTCCCATAAGGCTCGTATCTCCCGTCCTCCAATCGACCTGCCGGTTGGCTATCTCTCGCACGTACGTCGTATCGTGCGAGAATGCCTCGGCAAGGGATGGGATAGAGATTACGAGCGGAAGGTACTCGGATTCACACCGCCTCTTTCTTCCACCACCACGACGTCTTGTCGTGAGGGTGGTGCCCGAGCAATGTGGGTCAATCGGCGCCCCGAATTCATTCGGAAGTGCCTCGGAATTGACGGCATTGCTGAGTGCCACGACCCCTTCGATGTCAAGTTCATGAACGTAGAACTCGACGGGAAGTCGCGCTCGGTGACGGTAGCTCCGGGCTACCAGCACCTTCTCGGGCCGGCTCACCGCTGCCTTTACGACGCGGTGAGCAAGAAGCCGTGGCTTCTTCGCGGAGAAGCGACGGAAGCCAAGATGGCCCCCTTAGTCAGGGGGGCTGATGGTGTCTTTGTCAGTGGCGATTATGAGGCCGCCACTGACAACCTCCCGCTCAGTGTTGCGAAGGCAATACTGAGCGAAGCACGGCGGTTGTCGTGCCACGTCCCGTCCCCCGTATGGGCGCTCGCTGAGAGCTCCCTGTGTGCGACAGTGCACTACGAGGACGGGTCGAACGTGGCGCTGACCACAGGGCAGTTGATGGGGAACCTATTCAGTTTCCCATTACTGTGCCTTCAAAACTATGCCGCTTACCGTTACTACGTTGATAAGGACTACCCCGTCCTTATCAACGGTGACGACATAGTTTTCCGTGCTCCGCGGGAGGTGGCAACGAAGTGGATGGACGGCGTGTCCACCCTTGGTCTCTCTCTTTCCCTCGGAAAGACGATGGTTCATGCGAGGAACTTCTCGCTGAACTCAACGTTCTTCCGTCAGGAAGGGAATCGAGCGACCCTAGTTCCCGTGCTGCGACCGGCTCTCCTAACTAGGAGCAATCCGTCGCCGCACGCGCTAGGGCCGGGGGCTCGATCCTTTTCCCGGGGGATGAAAGGAGAGTCGAAGATCAAGGCGGATACCGTCTATCTTCGTTGCCGAGCCGCCGATTTCCGATCGGCGGGGAGGAGTGTGCTGCGCGACTTGCGCGCACTCGTGAGGCCCGAGGCGGTGGTGAGGGCGGGTATTGCGAAGCGAGAGTGGTTCTACCTGTCAGGTAGACCCAACCCGCTTCCAATGGACCAGCTCCGCCTCGGTGCACCCACCGTACCGGACGGGTGGGTGCGGAGAGAATCCGTGGCTCGGACTCGCCGTCAGCGGCGATCGGAGCGGGCGGTACAACGTGTGCTACTTGCACAGTTGTCCGATCGGGCGTGGGTTGAGAAACCCACGCCTCGCAGCGATTTATCCGCTGCGACTTGGGACCAGACGAAGTCGTCGTCTGGTCGGCCCTTATGGACGTGGTGGCGAAACCACAACACCAGATGGGCCAAGCGCCGGGGCGAGTTCCGCCGCGCTGCCAAGCGTTTCCGCCCGGACCTTTCACTGCTGTGGAAGTTCCGCCAGGGAGGAGGGAAGGGGAAGGTTTGGTGTTACCAGGGATTAGTGGGCGTTGCCGCTTGCGGCCCCACGTTTGTACCTGGTACCACTGAGGGTGTGACGGCGACCGCGGGCTAATAGCCTTTGTGTCGGCCGTGGGGATGACGCACGGGAATTTTCCCGGGGTAGATCATGTGTTGGTGCCCGACCTCGAGGGTCTCCTGTGGAGGATTCTCGAAGCGCCGGCTCCACCGTAATGATATCGGGTCGTCATCGGGAAGCAGATAGGAAGACCGTCCATGAATCACGCCGCGAAAGCGGTTCCCCTGTCGACGGGGATTAAATTGTGATGTGTGCTAGTACTAGCTGTGAAACGGTGTTCGGCTACCCGCAGGAGGGAGGAGGTATCATACGCGCGATTGCCGGCGTAGTGATGACCGAAAGGTTATCATGAATCTGCTTTCGCGCTAAGTGACCGGGCTGATTGACCCCGGTGTGCCTCTTGGGGCCTGCGCGTAACGATACTCCATGATTGAGTACCGGGTTTTCGCCCCTGCTGACCTGCAGCTGGT